GCGTTGGCAACACAGCAGTCGATCAAGGCGTATGTAGATAGTCAGGTTGGCACGGTTGATACGCTTGCTGAAATTCTAGCTAACGGCAACACGACTGGCGGTAATGACATCCTGTTCGGCGACAACGACAAGACCATCTTCGGCGCTGGGTCTGACCTACAGATTTACCATGATGCGGGTGGTGATAGCTACATAACTGAAAGCAACGCATCAGGACAACTACGCATACAAGCGGGTAATATTAAAATTGCTGACGCAGATGGTAATAACTTTATTTACATGACTGACCTCGGCACAGGTGGTTTGGTAAATCTGATGCATAATGGCTCAACCGTACTCTCCACCACCATCACAGGCGTAGACATCACGGGTACGGCAGTCACAGACGGTGTTACAGTCGATGGCAACCTGTCAGTCGATGGCGGCACGATCAAGCTGGATGGGAATTATCCTGTTGGTACAGGCAACGTGGCGTTGGGTGATACTGCGTTGGACAGTTTAACGTCAGGCGGCAACAATACAGCTATTGGTCGTGATGCAATGACAGCAAACACCTCTGGTGGAACTAACGTAGCTTTAGGTGGAAGGTCACTAGAAGCAAACACAAGTGCAAGTAATAATATTGCTGTTGGCTACGGTGCAATGCTTGTAAATACTACAGGGGCAAATAATGTAGGCATTGGTTACAATGCACTACTCTCCAACACCACCGCCAGCAACAACACGGCTGTGGGGTATCAATCAGGTTTACTTGTTGGCGATGAAATCGTAGCCACGGCTATTGTTTCTGGGGTAAACTACACCATTCAAACTCTTGGGACGACAGACTTCACCTTAATAGGTGCGTCGTCCAACACTGTTGGCACAACATTTACTGCGACTGGCGCGGGTACTGGAACAGGTACGGCTTCGGCTAACGCTAATTACAACACGTTTGTCGGGCATCAATCAGGGGACGTAATTGTTGGCGGCTCAAAGAACTCTATTCTTGGGCGGTTTGACGGCAATCAAAACACCATAGATATTCGTAATAGTGACAACAACATCGTCTTGTCTGACGGTGATGGAAACCCGCGTCTTGCGTATGTCAGTGCGAATACAGAGCTTGTTATCAACGAGCAGGCTGCTGACGTAGACTTCCGTGTTGAGAGTGACAGCAGCCCACATGCGTTGTTTGTGGATGCGGGTAATAATGTCGTGGGTATGGGAATATCAAACCCTAGTTCGTACTACTCAAATGATCTTGTAGTTCAGTCTGGAAGCGAAGGCGGAATTACTCTTTCAAGCACTAACACGACAAATTCCAATTACTTTATGTTTGCAGACGCAAGTTCGGGCAATGGTCGTTTTGCAGGTTATGTTCAATACGATCACAACACAGACACTATGATTCTCGCGACCAACACAACTCCTAGATTACATCTTGACAGTGCGGAAGTAACGGTAAATGAACAAGGTCAAGCCACCGACTTCCGCGTCGAGAGTGTCAACAACGTCAATATGCTGTTTGTGGATGCAGATCTTAACCAAGTCCGTATTGGTTCAGGTACAAACAATGCACCTTCAACGTACCCCTTCATCAGTTACGCAGGTGACACATCAGGGCGTTCAGCATTTGTCCACGCTGCGGGTGATGGTGGTGTCGTAATTTCGGGTTCCGCAGGTGGTTCTCAGGCTGCTCTGATTATGGGCAATAACTGGGGAACCAATGGCGCAACATTCTCTGAAGAATGGCGCATTCTTATGAACGGCACTGACGATAGTCTGAACTTTAATTACAACGCTAACGCAAGCACTGCACTGACCTTATCAAGTTCTGGTGTGGCGACGTTTGGCGGTGATTTATTAGTGCCAGAGTACATTCAGCATTCTGGAGATTCAAATACCTACTTTGGTTTTCCTGGTGGCGACCAATTTGCGATTATTACTGCGGGGCAAAACCGCCTAAAGTTCGTAGGCTCAGAATCCGTATTTAACGAAGACGAAGAGGACAAGGATTTCCGTGTTGCGAGTACCAGCTACACCAATGCGCTGTTTGTGGATGCAGGTAATAACAACGTCAACGTGAGGGACGCAGTTACTACAGACCCCTCAAATTCTATGAACATCCGTGGAAACATTCGTCTTGGGGCAGACAGCGCAACTAGGGGCGATACTATTCGTAGTGCGGGCGGTGCTACTAGTACCTACAACGGCATGGTTCTGATGTCGAACCATATAAATGCTTCAGATCAAGCGAATACTTCACTACCCTCATGGTTGGTCGATATTGGTGGTTCATGGGCAGATGGTACGAACTTCCCGCCATCAACGAATGATAGTTTTACCATTGCTAGAAGGGCGGCAGGTGGCTCTAAATACGGTTCAGCAAAGTATTTAGGCATTAACTCTACTGCCACTGTTATTAACGAAGACAATAATGACCACGACTTCCAAGTCAAGAGTGCCAGCAACTCTAACGCACTGTTTGTGGATGCTGGTGCATCTAGTGGTGGTGATCTTCTTTTTGGCGTTTCAAGCCGAACAGGAATGTATAACGGAACAGGCGCAAATGGTGTAGCTATCGAAAAACTCGGGGATCAAGGTACTGCTTTAGTAGTCCAAAGCTCCACAAATTCTTGTATGTATTTGTCTAATCCTTCTGGAAACACTAACGATAATTTTATTATTTTTTCTGACGCTGGCTCATCTGTAGGCTCTATTAGTGGTACCTCATCTGGCACCACCTACAACACCACCTCAGACCGCCGCTTGAAGGACAACATTGAGCCTATCGCAAACGGCACTGAGAAGCTGATGGCTATGAAGCCTGTCACGCACACTTGGAAGGCTGATCCAGAAGCAGATGCTGTCCACGGCTTTATCGCGCAGGAAATGATGGACGTTGTCCCAGAGGCTGTATCAGGTGATCCTGATGGCGAAGAAATGATGTCTATGGATTACGGACGCATCACACCTGTTCTAGTAGCAGCGTTGCAAGATGCTCACAAGAAAATTGCGGCGTTGGAAGAACGCCTCGCAGAAATGGAGGCTTAATAATGGCTTATGCACTAAAACCAACAGGTTTGGAGTTAGACAGCAGCTCCTACACGATGACCACATTTAGTTCTGGTACGTTTACTCCTACAATAACCATTGAAGGTAGCAGTGGGGGAATAAACGCCTCAACAACTTACACTGCTAGATGGACTAGGCTCAACAAGATGTGCATGATCGACGTAGCTGCTAGTTGGTCAAACTATTACAACAACGGAGGCACAGGTGCGGTTTTATTTACGTTGCCTGTAGCTTTTGCTCAAGCTGGTACTAGCCAAACGCAAATGGGTGGAACTTGTGGCGATTGGGGGTCAGATAATATTGTCACAAGTGTGAACACTAATGGGCTAAGGTTTCAACGGACCGCCACACAAGCCGCCACAAATGTTTACCTTTACTACAATTACAGCGGCGATAATTGGAATTACATGAGAGCGAATAACTCTCTTGGCCCACTAGGTCAAAGTTCAGGTTTTTTAAATCTTCGTTTTAGCTTCTGCTACGCCGTTTCATAAGGAGAATAAAAATGACAACTACCTTTATCCGCACTGAAATTTCTCCATTGCATGAAATCGCAGTAGACGAAGAGATCAACGGTGAATTGCATCGTAGATTTATTAATCCAGGCGACGATTTTTCATCTGAAACAGGCGAGGTTTTAGCTGCTTGCACGGAACATCATACGGCTGAGAATATCGCTGCTTGGAAAGCAGCGGTTGCCAGCCCAAGCGAATAACCCGTAACCAGTCATAAAAGGAGAAACAAACAATGGCTATTACTTGTACTTGGAGCGTCAACGACATGACGCATAAAGATTCGGACGGTGGAGTATTCCTCGTCTATTGGTCTTGCGTAGCGGCAAGCGACGGTGATCCCGTCTACACTGCCACAGAGGGCGGCAAGCTGCGTTGTGAGTATGACGCATCAAGCCCAGACTTCATTCCATACGCTGATCTAACAGAAGCCACTGTGCTTGGTTGGGTCTACAACAGCTTGATCGAAGGCGACGAAACAGCCGACGAAGCAAAAGCGCGTGTTGAAGCAAACCGCACAGCAAAAGTTCAAGGTCAGATTGATCGCGCAGCAAGCGACTCTTCTGGCGTACCTTGGTAATTTTAACACTAACATAGGAGATCACGATGGCAGAGAAACAAACAAAAACCGTCTCGATCAACGGCACAGAATATACTGAAGACCAACTTACAGATCAACAAAAGGTTATGATTAACCACATTGCTGACCTAGATCGTAAGATGGGTTCGGCGCAGTTTAATCTGGACCAACTGCAAGTCGGCAAGCAAGCCTTTATGGACATGCTGACAAAGTCTTTGGAAGATGCTACAACGGACGTAGCCGCCGAATAAGATGCTGGGAGTACCGAATGCCTCTGACCAAGCTCCAGTTCCGCCCAGGAATTAACCGTGAAACCACGTCGTACTCTAACGAGGGCGGTTGGTTTGATATGGATAAGGTTAGGTTTCGGTTTGGCTTTCCAGAAAAAATAGGTGGGTGGGAGCCTAGTTCTTCCACCTACTTTTTAGGTACATGTCGTGCATTGCACCCGTGGGTCGCGCTCCAAGGTGAGCGATACTTGGGTGTTGGTACGCACCTGAAGTATTACATAAACGAGGGTGGTGGGTATAACGATATTACGCCTGTCCGTGTTACGACTTCTGCGGGGGATGTGACGTTTTCTGCCGCTGCAAATACTTTAAATGCGGATGTAAGCCTTGATGCCGACGAGATTACATTATCTTCGTCCACAGGTTTTCCCGAATCTGGACGTATAAAAATAAACAACGAAATAATTACTTATGCCGCTATATCAAGCAACGTATTACAGGGTTGTTTACGAGGCCAATCACTCACCACACCAGCAGCACACAGTTCTGGCACCGCAGTTTTATGTGCAACAATTACAGTAACAGATGCTGCCCATGGCGCTTTAGAGTCCGACTTTGTAACGTTTTCAGGTGCTGTTACGTTGGGGGACAATATAACAGCAGACATTTTAAACCAAGAATATCAAATTACGTCTGTTTTAAATGTTGATTCTTACTTAATTGAAGCTCGAGTGGTTTCTACCATCCCTAGTATAACTACCTCATCGGGCTTGGTTCCTACCGTTACAGACCCTGTTACAGGAGTCGTTTCTAGCGGTTTTGTTTTCGCGTCAACAAGTGACAGCGGGAACGGCGGCTCTAGTGTCGTGGGCGCATACCAGATCAACACGGGTCTTGATACGACAATCGTGGGCGCTGGTTGGGGCGCGGGAACGTGGGGTCGCGGAGCTTGGGACAGCGCTGCAAACCTAACCACATCGGGTCAAACCCTTCGCATTTGGTCGCATGATAACTTTGGTGAGGATCTGCTTATAAACGTGCGCGACGGCGATTTATTTTATTGGGACAAGACCAATGGCACATCTACTCGTGCAGTTAAACTGTCTTCTCTTACGGGATCAACTTCCGCACCAACTGTAGCAAAACAAGTTCTAGTGTCAGATCGTGATCGGCACATTATCGCGTTTGGTTGTGACAGTGAGCTTGACCCAGGAGTGCAGGATCCATTACTTATACGGTTCTCGGACCAAGCCTCTTTGACCGAGTGGAACGCTACGGCAACTAATACGGCGGGGGACTTGCGCCTCGGTTCTGGGTCCGAGATTATTACTGCTATCGAAACGCGGCAACAGGTTCTAGTATATACAGATGTATCACTGCATGCGATGCAGTTTCTGGGGCCACCGTTTACGTTTGGCATTAGCACCGTGTCAGAAAACATTACAATTGCGGGTCCTTTGGCGGCTATTGCTGTTGAGGATCAGGTGTTTTGGATGGGCGCGGAAGAGTTCTACGTTTACGGCGGTGCTGTGCAGCGACTGCCTTGTACGGTACGGGACTATGTGTTTAGCGACATCAACAGCGACCAGCTTGAAAAGGTTTCTGCGTCCACCAACACAGCGTTTTCTGAGGTGTGGTGGTTTTATCCTTCGGCATCGAGCACAGAAAACGACAGGTATGTGGTATACAACTACCAACAGCAGATTTGGTACTACGGTACGTTATCCCGTACTGTTTGGTTAGATCGTGGTGTTGAGGATCTTCCTGTTGCGGCGGGAACCGACCACGTTTTGTACTTCCACGAGTTTGGTTTTGACGATGGTAGCACAAACCCAGCTAGTGGCATAACGTCGTATATTGAAAGCAGTCAGATGGACATGGGCGAGGGTGACCAGTTTGCATTCTTGCGTCGTATGATTCCGGATTTAACGTTCCGCGACAGTACAAACCAGACTCCGCAGGCTACGATGACGCTCAAGGCTAGGAACTATCCTGGTGGTGCTTATCTGCAAACCAACAGTAAGGCCGTAGAGAAAACGGCGTCGGTGCCTGTTGAGCAGTTTACTAATCAGGTTAACGTGCGCCTTCGGGGCAGGTCGTTTGCGTTTAAGATTGAAACGACGGACACGGGCACGACATGGAGGCTGGGATCCCCGAGAGTGGAGATACAACCTGACGGTATGCGCTAATGTCTCGTAATCTTGTTCTTCCTTTCTTTCCGGTTGCTCCTAAAGAGTACGATCAACAGTACATTGCAGAGATCGTGCGGTCGTTTTCTGTGTATCTGGAGCAAATGCAAAATCCAGGCGAAGGTAGAAATACATTTGCTGTATTTACAAATCTACAAACCGATGACAGTGGCTTAGAGCCAGGGGCTATCTTTAACCACGATGGATATGTTAGAGTGCCATTAGCGCATTCTCCATATGTTCGTGGCTCACAGGCTACGGGCGCTGTTGGAACAGTTACAGTGAGTACACCATGACCGATACAATTATAACAATGCCAGACGGCTCACGCTGGAAACCTTCAACAAGTTCTGATACAGTGCATTGTGTTAACTGTACGAACGCGGTTGATACGCCAGAAGAGATTGCAAGCTACCCCCATGGTAATTGTCCAGATTGTGGACAGGCTTGGACAGGCGCAGAGAAGCGTAGCACAATGATTACTGTGACTGCGCCCGAAGCTATAAGAGGGGAAGCCTAATGAGCCTTGGTTCCATACTTGGTGGTATAGCTGGATTACTTATTCCAGGTGGTGGCGCGATAACGGCGGCGCTAGGATCTGGGCTGGGCGGTTTATTTATTGATAAAAAGAAACCAAAAGACGCAATTAAAGATGCGTTGATTGCTGGTGTAGGGGCTAAGTTTTTTGGACCTGCTTTGCAAAGTTCTGGGTTTGGATCTGGGATTACCGGAGCGTTAAGCTCGGCGGGAATCGGTGGTCAAATGACCGCGTCACAACTGGCAGCAACGGGTGGTGCGGCACCTCTTCAACAAGCAGTCGCTGGACAAGTTGCCAAACAAACGGCGACTAACCTTGCGGTTGAGGGTTCGAAAAAAGCTGCGGAAAAAGGATTTATGAGTAGCGTTCTCGGGGGCAACCCCTTGATGCTATACGGGGGGCTCACGGCTCTTGGTGCCGTAGAGGAGTTGACTAAACCCAAAGGTGGGTTTGGAGAAGAGTTGTTTTTATCCAAGCATACGGGCAATAGATTTAAAACTGCGGAGGAACGCGACGAATACGACAGTCGTTGGAGAGCCGCGCAAAACCGCAAACGTGGTTATGAGCATTACACGGATCCCTACGGTGGGGATCAAGAAGCTCCGATTGAAATGGCTGGTATTATGCAGGGCGTTAGCAATATGGCGTCACAGCCTATGTTCTTGGCTCAAGGTGGGTACATCGAAGGGCCAGGAACAGGGCGCAGCGATTCTATACCTGCGCAGATTTATCAAGACGGGCAACCTGTACAAGAGGCCGCTTTGTCTGACGGAGAATTTGTCATGACGGAACGCGCTGTAAAAGGGGCAGGTAATGGCAATAGAGAAAAAGGCGCAGCTAAAATGTACGCGATGATGCGCGAGTTTGAGAGGTCATAATGTCCGAAACAAGTAGTATGGTAAGCGTTCAAGACATCCCAGAGTGGATGAAGCAGTATATGACTGGTGATGACACTGGCGGTTATACTGGTATTCTTGAAGAAGCAATGCGCCAATATCAGGCGCGGTCCGGACAATTAACTGATGCGCAACTCGCGGCTCTTAGCCCCGCCCAACAACAGGTTGCCGGACGCACCCCCCTACAAACCCAAGCAGGGCAACTTGCTGCGTCTGGTGTTGGTTCGTACATGCCAATGCTGCAAGCGGGTGCCGGAACTGTTGGTTCTGGGGTCACGGGTCTTGGTACTGCGTTACAGACTATGCAGCAGGGGTATAACCCACTGGCTGCGGCACAAACTATGGTTACAGATGCATATCAAGGTGCGGTGCCGTATCGTGATTTTGCAGTGGAGCAATTGCAGGCAGCAATTCCCGAGGTGCAAGCGGCGTCTCAAGCGGGTGTAGGCGCGGCGGCAGCAGGACGGCAGGGCGTACTAGAAGCAGGTCAACGTGGAGAAGCGGCGTTAACAGGTGCCGCACGGCGCGGGGAACTAGCAGCGGCTGGCGGGGTTCGTGGTATAACGGATGCGGCTACGGCTGGGGCTCGTACTGGGGAGCAAACAGCGGCGAACATCTTAGGACAGGTGGGCGCGGGACAACAGGCTCTGACGGGGTCGGCTTCTGACATACAAGACATTGGTGCATTGGCACAACGCGCAGGCATGGGTGCAGGCGCAGACGTAATGAACTTGGGTCGCAAGGCTGAGAGCGTTGGACTTGGTGCATTGCAAACATTGCCAGAATACGGAAGCCGTATGGAGCAGCAGGGGCAAACTACTGCTGGGAACATCCTTCGTGCGGGTAGTGCAGCGGACGAGCTTGGACAGTATGGTTTGAGCACAGCGCAGGCTGGCATACAGGGATTGCAAGGTTCGGCGGCAGAGTTTGATCCGTCAGCTATTGGCGACTACATGAATCCGTATGAGCAGTCGGTTATAGACGCTGCAATGGCGGATGTCGCAAGAGCGGGACAGCAACAGCAAAATCAACTGGGCGCAACAGCGGTTGGAGCGGGTGCGTTTGGTGGTTCACGTCAGGGCATTCAAGCGGCAGAGCTTGGACGAAACGTATTAGAGCAGCAGGCTAAAACAGCGGCGGGGCTAAGACAGGCTGGTTACGAAAGTGCGTCTCAAAGAGCACAGGCAGCTTACGAATCAGCAAAGGGTCGGCAGCAACAGGCAGCGGGACTTACTGGTCAACTCGGACAGGCTGGAGCAGCTACTGGATTACGGGCGACACAAACTGGAATGCAGGCAGCGCAGGCCGCAGGGCAGGCCGCGCAACAAGGGACACAAGCTGGAGCCAACATTGCAACACAGGCTACGCAGCTTGGGCTGGCGGGTCTTGGACAGGCGGCAGCAAACAGAGCCACAAGTGGTCAGCTTAATTTAGCTGGCACAGGACAGGGTATGCAGGCAGCGCAGCAAGCTGGAGCCATGGGCGCACAATCCGCGCAAATGGGGATGGGCGCGGCACAGCAAGCGGGTCAAGCTCAAATGCAGGGCGCACAGATGGGCATGCAAGGAGCGCAAGCAGCGGGTCAAATGGGACTGGCTGGAGCGCAGGCCGCAGGTCAAATGGGCGCACAAGGGGCACAGATGGGTGCTCAAACCGCCGCGCAAGGCGCAGGTCTTGGTATGCAAGGTGCCCAAATGGGCATGCAGGGCGCAGGTCAGGCAGCGGGTCTTGGAGCGCAGGTTGGTCAGATGGGGCAACAGTTTGGTCAAATGGGACTGGCTGGTGCAGGTCAGATGGGCGCGATTGCTGGACAGTATGGACAGTTGGGCCAAGGTATTGCAGGCGTGGGTCAGGGACTGGGGTCTTTGGGCATGCAGCAAGCGCAGCTTGGCGAGGCGCAACAGGGCCTCAATCTCAACGACGTCAACACACTTCTGTCCGTCGGCGCACAAGAGCAGCAGCAACGTCAGGCAGAACTGGATGCGTCTTACGCAAACCAGATGGCTCAGTACCAACGTCCAATGCAGGAGTTGGGTTTCTACTCAGACATTTTCCAAGGTATGCCTATTGGTCAATCAACGTACTCGCAGTCTTCTGCTCCGGCTCCAAGCACCATTTCGCAGCTTGGCGGTCTGGCTGGCGGCTTGTATGGAATGTACCGCGCAACACGGTAAGGAGTTATCATGAACGTCGAAAACAGAAAGCTCTTTGCAAATCGGGACGCACGAAAACGTTTAAGCGAAATGGGCGGCATTATGGCTTCCTCGGGGGAGCTTATGAACGAAGTGCAGCAGTTTCAAAGTGGGGGTAGAATTGATTTAAACGCTATAGGGTCTGGGCAAAGATCAGACGCAGACGATGTGGCAGAGGTTTCTGTATTGGTTCAAGAACTTCTTACGGCGACTGATCCAACCTTTAAAGAACAGATCTTTGGTGATGCTAGAGCCGACATTACATTACAAATGGCGCAGGACAAAGCCATTGAAATTCTGCAACAACGTGGGTTTGGGTCCAAGGATGCAGTTGATCTTGTGTCCACTGCGTCGGCTCGTTTATTAGATCCTAACCTTGAACGATCTTTTCGTTCTTTAGGGGAAGCTCCTACATACAACCCTGCTATTTTGCGAAACGCTTCTGACGAAAACATTATTAAAAAATATCCAGAATTGAACACGAGTTCTACGATGTCGATGGAGGAATCCATGGCAAACAGACGGCGACTGGCTGGTACTCCTGAACCAGAAGTTGATCCAACACAAACAGACAGGGGTTTTGTTCCAACAAACGAAGCGCAAACCGCAGCTACTGCTGCGTCTGTTGAGGCAGATCCATTAGCCGCGCAGAAAGCAATCCTTGCAACCGATAACGTAACGCAGTTGATGGCGGAGCGCAGTAACAAGACTTTGCAGGAATACATCAATAGCCTTGATCCACGGGCCATTGTTGCTAATGCCGAGCGCGTAATGCAAGCAAGAGCCAATCAGGGTCAAATTGTTGAAGACGTTTTCGATCCAAACCTACCTCTTTCGGCACAGGGCGTGTCCTCTGATGAAATAGTGATGACTCCTGAACAGGTAGCGATGGAGGAGAATAAGTTTGTAGGTAATATTGGTGTGGGTGATGCCAAGCCTGATGTGTTTCCAAACGATATCAGTGTCCTTGAGCAGCCTGTTGTTCCCGTGGATCAACGACCAGCAGACGTGACGACTCCGCCTTCATACCCAGAGGGAACTTTTTCAGATGTCCTAGAATACGGTGCGGGTGTTGCGGGTGACATTATCAGCGGGACTGTAGACCTCGTTAAAGGGGCATCTTCAGCACTTACAGACACAACAAGACTTGAAACAGAACTTGCAGAAATAAACAAAGCTATACCAAACGCTTTAGATAATAACGATCAAATATTAGCGGACAGCCTACAACAACGAAAAGATGTAATCCTAGCCGTATTAACGGGGAAAGAGGCGGGTATAGATGTAGTAGAAGGCATCTCTGGCGCGGGTACAGCCTCTATTGACTTTGTTGGCGACGTGGGTGGTTTACTTGCACGTAAATACCAAGAGTATGTGGGTGCAGGCCTTGATCCGTATCAGGCGGCTGAAAAACTTAAAGAGTATAAACAAACACAGGAATACACTCAAATATTACGAGATGCTCGGGATAAAGAACAGAAAGACGCCGAGGCTGCGCGGGAAGCAAAGATTGAAAGTTTACGCGATGGCGAAACACCTCCTGCTGTAGACACAGAGTCGGCGGTTGTAACCGAACAAGAGCTAACACCTGAACAAAGACGGGAAGCTGCGGAAAGATCGGGAAGAGTTACGACTGTCACTGAAGAGACAACGGTCGTTGAAGAGGACGACAGTGGTATTGACCCCTCTCTTCGCCCAAAAGCTCGACCAGAGAGTGGGCCTTCCGTAAATCAACCAGATTTAGGGGCCCTTGAGAAGACCGCAAATAATCCAGACTTATCGCCTGAACAAAAATCCAGTAAGTTATCCGATCAATTGTTTTCTGATATGACAGGGCAAAAGGTAAGTATGTCCTCTAAAGATTCTGTCAAAGCGTATGAGAGATTGTTTAGCGAAATGCTAGGCATGGATGACAAAGACGCCGAAAAAGAAATGTGGCACAACATGGCAATGATTGGGTTTGCTATTGCCGCAGGAGAAAGCCCTAGCGCATTACAGAACATCGCCAACGGTATGCTGGCTGGTACGAAGATGATGAAAGAAGATCGAGCCACTAGGCAGAAACGTGAAGACGCTGTCAAAACAATGGCGATTGAACGGGCATTCAAGTTGGAAGACGACGCTACTAAGTTTACTAGGGATTTACAGCTTGCCAACATTCGCGCAACCAAATCAGGAATTGGAACACAAGAACCGTTTGTTGATGCAGTAAGGGTTCTTGCTCAAAAAGGTTTGGATGCTGGACTATATAAAACCATGGAAGAGGCTCTTGCCGCAGCCGATACAGCCTTACGTCCGTATTATACTAGCGGAGCAAGCGGGGGACTTACTGATCAATTAACTGGTGGAACAGAAGACGAAATGGTTGAGGTGATACAAAACGGGAAAAAGATTAAAGTCAAAAAAAGCCAACTGAAATAGGAATAGCGCATGGCTGAGTTTGATCCAACAAAACCCTACACGATTGTAGAACCCGAGCCGACAGTGTTTGACCCTACTCAACCGTATACCATTGTTGGTGAGGAGGAAGAATCAGATCAAACGGTTGTTGGTTCTATTGGTCGTGGTGTACCCGCTGGTTTAGTTAACATCGCACAGGGGATCTCGGAACTTGGTGCGGCTGGGTTAGAAGCTACAAACATCGTAGACGAGGGCAGTCAAGAGGCAGTCACACAAGCCTTTGAAAACTTCAAGGATGCAACAGGGTTACGACCAGAGCGCACTGCGGGTAAGGTCGCAGAGGTTATAACAAACTATGCTACACCTGGCCTTGGTGTGTTTAGCTGGGTATCTAAAGCAGACAAAGCACGGAAAGCTCTACAGGCTGGAGCCCCACTACCCAAAGCAAAGACTTGGTTTGGTAAGTCCGCTGTTAAGTTTGGGGAGAAAGCACCCAAATCGCTGACGGGCACACGCGTAGGTCGCGCTGCTCTGACCACGGTAGGCACAGGAGTTGCCGACGTATTGGTGTCACCTAGCTCGATGACTACGCTTGCTGACAGTTGGGATGCAATGCCCGAGTTTATGCGGACGGAAGACGAAAAAGGCTTGACAGGCAAAGAACTCACAGGTGTCCGTCTGCGCAACAAACTGCGTCTTGGTCTTGAGGGCGCAGGGTTTAACCTTGGTGCAGAGGTTGCACTCCCAGTGGTGGGTGCGACTATCAAAGGTATTGGTCAGGTTCCAGGTGTGCCAGCCATGGCTCGGGGGTTGTCTAATGCGTTTGACTACATGGGCAACAAGATCCTTGAAGCTCCTGTCATTGGACGTGTTACTAAAAAGTATCTAACGCCAGATGGCCTTGCTAATAACGAAGTCATGACTGCATTGCGGACAGCGGAGGGCATGACTGAGGGTCAAGAAAAAATTGCCAGTGATATTATACGAGACTATGACAAGGCTGTTCAAAACCTAATTAAGTTTCAGGGCGTCAGAGGTTTGTTTCGTTCGGGTCGAGAACGAATACAGCGCACATACAACGACACATTTGATTACCTAACAGGAGAAATGGCTCCTGCGGATTTCCGTTCGGCGTATGGTTCTAAAGTTACCAATGCTGCGGATAGAATGCGGGATCAGATCACAGATTTGAGCAACGCCTTTCGGCAATCTGTTGAAGAATCTAACTTGCCAAGAGAAGAGATTGATCGAATTGTGGGACTGTTTGATCAGAACCAAGCAACATATCTACGTCGGGTGTATGAGATTCAACTAAACCCTGACAAGTTTAAAGGCGTGGTTGTTAGAGACTTACCTCAGTACAATGCTGCGCTGGCGCAAACCGAACAGGCCATGCGCAACAGAAACATGCGGATCCAAAACGGGCTCGACAATGGCACCATTCGTCCTGATGACCCACAGGTAGAGCTCCTTGTAGATGACCCTAGAGCCGCAGCCGAATTGTTTATAGATCAACAGTTTGAAAATGCTGGCGTTACGTTAGGACAGTTTTCTTCAGATGCGCCAAGGGCTTTGCGAGAAGAATACGCAAGAGGCAAGAAAGCTGTGGAGAACGCCACGCGAGGCAAACTATTTAACCTGTCTAGTGGAATGCTGAAAGATAGGTCCTCGATCCTTGATGAGGCCCCTCTCTTACAAGAGATGATGGGTGTTGTTGACAATCCCAAGGACGCATATCTTTACACAATCAACAACTTATCAAACACTCTTGCCGCTCAGAAACTATACTCTGAGGTACAAAGAAGTTTAGGTAAAGTAGACTATCAAGCGGCGGCTCCAAGGTTGGCCTCTGGAACATACCGTCCCACCATCGATGGTAGCACTGTGCCTGATGACGCAGTAGCAAGCCTCACAGGGTTAGGTTATGTCAAAGCTGGGGATGCTGTCAAAGCTCAAGACAATGCTTTTGGCGGGTCCTTTGGTGCTTTGAGTGGGGACTATGTTCCCGCTGAAGTATATAACGCTATGACCACGCCTCTGCGCTCAAGCTCCTCGGTCCAAGAAGCTCTTGCTGTATCCTTGCAACTCAAGGGTCTGTCGCAGATGTCGAAGACGGTGCTCAACCCACTGTCACAGGTTCGGAACTTTCTGTCCAACACGTTTGTTGTAGGAGCCAATGGTTTGCTTGGCAGAAACATGGGCTTGTTTGAAAGTGCAGATGTGCTCTTGGCAAATGCTGTCGATAGTCCCGAGCAGTTCAAGTTGCTTCGAGCAATGGCAGACGAAGGTGCGATTGGTCAAAACATCCAGATCAACGAAATGCGTAGACTTCTGCAAGAGCAAACAGAGCTTGGCGTTTCTTCTAGATTAAACAAGCTCGGCAACTTTGTTGTTGAGTCAAAAGCTGGTGCCCCTGTTCGCTTCATGCAAAAAACCTACCAGCTTGGCGACGACTACTGGAAGGTCGTAGGTGCGTTGGGCGAGAAGGCTCGGTATGGTGCGGCTCTTCGCAAGGGCGGCATTGATATCGACAATGTGTCACCACAGGTGCAGCAAGCTCTGATGGACGCGGGTCTTGTGCAGAGAACACGTTCGATTGCCGACACTGATTTCGGTGACATGCTTGCCATTGATCTTGTAAAGCAAACCATGCCTACATACTCCATGGTTCCCGAAGCTATCAAAGCTATTCGTCGGGTCCCTGTCGTTGGTAACTTTATGGCGTTTCCTGCGGAGATTATTCGTACTTCTGGCAACATCGTAAACCGCGCTGTCAAGGAGATGGGGTTCAAGGCTACTCCAGAACTGGTCCAAGCTCTTGGTGAGCAGCAGGCTCGTGCTCTTGCACGTCAGATCCGTGGGATCGGGGCGCAACGTTTGACAGGCTACATCTCTATGGCTGGTGTAGCGCCGATTGCAATGCGTGACGCTGCCCATAGCGTTCTTGAAGTAACGCCAGAAGAAGAGCAGTTGCTGGAAGAGAACAGTCCGTACTGGACCAAAGGCAACACGCTTATGTATTTAAGTAAGCTCAAGGACGGCGAAGCTGAATACGCTGACCTGTCCTACATGTTGCCCTATGAGTTTATGCTGGCCCCTGCCCGTGCGGCACTACAAGTGTACGGAGAAAAGGGTGAGGTTGGAGCCAACGAAGCAGAACAGATCTTTGCTGCATCTTGGGAAGGGTTTAAGAAGTTTGCCGAACCGTTTGCGTCAGAAGCACTGGCAGCGGAGCGGGTGTTTGACGTCACTATGCGGGATGGTAAAACCCAGACGGGCGCAGAAATCTATGAGCCAGGTGAAATGTGGGGGGACAAACTTTCGAAGTCCTTGGTCCATGTAGCTGGCGCATTTATGCCAGGTATTATAGACCAGTTTACCACAGTCAAAGGCGGACAGTTTGTTCCTGGTCGTGCCACACGCGCAGCCACAGACATGCCATCTAGAGAAGGCGACCCATATACAATAGCCGAAGAAGCAGGGACCATGATGATCGGTGTGCGTCCCATGAAGCTCAAGGTGGATCGGAGCCTTGGTTATGCTGGTGGAGAGTATTCTGCCAACCGTTCAAGTGCAGTGCAGATCTTTACAAAGGTCGCTGACGACAATGACGCGACAGAAGAAGACATCGTCAACGCATATGTAAAAGCAAACGAAGCACGTCGTCGTCACCAAGCGGAACTACGGGACAAGATTGAGAAAGCGATGGCTGCTGGAATGACTCGGCCCGAGGTTATGCAAGCCTTTAAAAATTCAGGCGTGTCGCGTGGTGAACTCAACGCTATTATGCAAAACAGATACGTTCCTATAAAGATTAGCCGAAACCTTATTCGTGAAGTTAATCGTGAAGTTAATGTTAAAAAAGAACAACGTATCTTGAATCGTGTGCCCACAGAAGCAATTAACGATGTGAGATTTGAACTTTTAAACACACCAATTATAGGTGAAGCCCCAAGCAAGTTTGATCCTAGCCAGCCGTTTACAATCGTAGGCGAAGAAACAACAATACAACCCACGGCCCCCGAACCACAGCCCAGCGAAACCTTTGTCGGTCGTGCCGCAGACGCGGTGATCGACACAGGACGGGATGTTACAAGAGGATTGGTTGAACGTGCTCGGACCGTGGCCCCAAGTCTATTGGGCGGTGACCCCGCATCTCAGGCTGCTAACCAAGAGATCCTAAACCGCCGCGCAAATCAGTAGTCTGTTTCGACAACCACGCGCACACCGTTGCCGCCGAACAATCTAATAAGCTCATCGGCTGCGGTCTCTGTTTCCTCTACGATCTCTTTGTCGCGGGTCAACGCAGCTAGGTTGATGGACATTCCTACGAACTCCATCAGTGCTTCTACCTGCGCAGGGTGCATTTCTCTAAGGCCAAGGCTTTTCATGTTCGGATCGATCATTCTATTTCTCCCCAATCTGGTTTGATGTCTACGTCTATTTTAGAGGGGACCTTGAGTGGCACTCCTGTTTCCATGATCTCCTTAATCCTGTCCGCCTGCTCTTGGCTCTCTATGTTAAAGCATAGCTCATCATGAACTGTGAGCATAGGAGTAAGTCCCTCGTTGTAGCAATCAAGCATCGCCTGTTTTGTTTGGTCGGCTGCGGATCCTTGGATTAATCTGTTCAGTGCCTTGTATGTGAACGCCCGTTTGATCTGTTTGCCGTACTGCTTCTGTGCTTCGTCGTGAGGTAGGGGTTTGCCTACCCCGAAGGTGACAGGCTCCCAAAGCGGAAACCTGCACTTACGGCCCAGCAGAGTGCGTATCTGACCATTCTCTGACGCCTGTTTGGTAGCCACGTCCGCAAGCTGCTTAACAAACGGCACCTTGTCCCGATGCTGACGGATCAAAGACTTCGCATCATCCGCTGGAATCCCAAGTTGATCAGCCAGTTTTGCTACACCCATGCCATACATAATCCCAAGGTTGACAGTCTTGGCCTGCTTCCGTGTGATGCCAGCAAGGTCCGCGACCATCTGGTGCAGGTCCACGTCCCCTGTGTTGAACTCTTCAACAATGTCATTAACCACATGATGCCTCATGTAATCAGGCATGGACGCCGCAAAGTGTACCAATAACCTCGGCTCTTGGCTCGAATAGTCAAACGATCCCCACTGGCATCCTTCGTTCGGCACAAACAAACCACGGATCATCTTCTTGATGTCAGGATCACGCGCAGGAATTTGTTGAAGGTTGGGGTTCGAAGACGAAAACCTACCCGTTACGGTGCCACCCTCATCCCTGCGGGTAGAGTGGAGCTCCGTGTGGATACGTCCGTTATGCTCATGGCGCAAGATGCTGTCAATAAAGGTAGAGTCAGCCTTGTCGAACTCGCGCAGCTTAACCAGTGCCTGACAGACTTTGGAGGGGTGGTCGTTTAAAAACGATTTGGTAAAGGACGGTGCCCCTTTTTCCGTGGTAAGGTATTCCATACCCAGCTTGTCAAACATCTTCTGGATCGACGCCGATGCCCAGATGTCCACCTCCATGCCAGCCTCACCCTCGATGTACTTGCGTAGCTTGGAGGTCTGCTTACGAATCAGCTTCTTGTTTTGGTCGGCCTTGTCCAGATCGACACGCACCCCATTGCTTCGCATGTCCAACATACACGGAATCAGGTCAGTCTCGATGTTCCAAATGTGCCATAGCTCCTGCTCTTCTAGCTGCACCTTCAGTGCATCCCACAGTTTGAGCGTTGCCACGGCGTCCTGTTCTGCATAGGTCCCCACATACTTGGGCGGCAGCAGGTACATGCCGGACTTGGGATCCACGCCCCACTCTTTTGCTGCGGCTTGCAATAGCTTCTCGTCTTTACGCAACGCCACAAAGTCCCGAGCCATAGCATCAAGGCCAAAGGACCAACGGTTCTCGTCTACCAATGCGCCAGTAATCATCGTGTCGATAATCCGGCCCTTGATCTCCACGCCCTCGGCCCGTAACCACCCAGCATCATAGGTCGCGTTGTGCATGATCACGTTCATATCCGGCACAGACAGTTGCTTCTTGATCCACTTGAGCGTGATCCTTGGATCAAGGTTGTGTCCGTTCTCGTGCCGTATTGGGAAGTAGCCTTTATACTCCCCCGCTGCTACAGCTATGCCTATGATGTGACCGTCCTTACGCGCCCATCCTGGCCCCAGTGTTTTAATGTTGGGGTCGTATGTCTCAAGGTCCACAGCCACATCTTTGTAGCTGGTCAGATCCGGATAGTCTGGTGGGATATTCCAATCTACATCTATCAAATCCAACTCATGTTTGATCTGATGGTGTAGGTCACTCCCGAATAGATTCTTTTGCATGCTGTCGTTTGCTCTCAATGAAGTTGTTTTTGTTTTTGTTTACTTGCTGCCAACGCACATGCGAGGACAACTCGGCAAGTATGTGCACGAACTGATTCGGTTCGAACTTTGCTACCCTAACACCATCCTCGTACACATTCATCCCGTCGTCTGTAACTTTCCAAGTATACCTCATTTTTCTCCTCCCAAAGCTGCATACCCACAGATGTCCACCCATCCGTCCATGTGATTAGACTTCATCAACCGCGAACATTTCATCAGGATCATACACACTGCCACCTGTTCTCTCGTGATCTTCGTACCAAGGAACACGGACCATAGGTCTGCTATGTCTTGGAAGTTTTGTTTGGCGTCACCGTAGTCTTTGTTACGGTCCCCGTTGATAAGG